CGTAATCATACGATTTTTCTTTTCTATCGTATAATTTTCAGAAGGCGTAAAGTCTAGGTCAAGCGGAATCTGTTCCGTCAAGGGCCAGAAAAATTTAATTTCTAACTGTTGCATGTTAAATGTCCACAATGGTAGATTTGATTGTTACATTGCCTTGTGGCCACATCTTGTTCTCTTTCAACTCATCGAGAATTTGATTGACCTGATCCTCAGTAAGTGGTGGATATGGCTCATCGGTCATTGGTCGTGGTTGCAACCTTTCATCGGGCACTTGACCATAACCAATAGACCTTGACCACTCTTCTGGTGTGTAATAGTATGATTTGTTTTTCATCCGTATATCAACTCCGTTTATTTCATGGAATCCAGAATTTGATTTATTTGGTCTTTCGTAAGTGGTGCTTCTGGTTTATCTGTCATTAAAGAGGTGTTTATCAATTCTGTCAGAGAACGATTATCACCAATGGCACCACGCAGAAATGAATTGAAAGCAAAACTGGTACGCACATTATGCCCCTCTTTCTGTTCAACCATATGGGTCAATGACGATGGAAAAATTACGATATCACCAGGCTTCACAGTAAAGAACCAAGAATCTGCATTATACCAGTTCCATTCTTTTGGGCCTAATTTGATTTGTTTATATCCTTCTTTATAGAAAGTAATCTTGTCTTTCTCTTCATCAGCATTAACATATAGAACACCCGATAGAAAACTATTTGGGTGTGCGTGTTTGTGATGAAACTGATTCTCGGATGTAAAGTTTAACCATGCTTGTGTTATGTATGGTTTAACATTATCATTAGGCACAATAATCTTATCGAGGTACATCTGCAATGCGGATGTTATCTCATCCTTAATTGTAGACATTGCATCATGCCTAGTGAGGTAATTATCAAGGCTGGTTAAATTACCTTCATTCTTGTATGTAGTTTTCCCATGTTCATCAAAGAATTCTAGTTCTTCTTTAGTGAATTCTCGGTTAATATTGGTGAACAATAAAGGTGTAGGAAATATACCGTGTAGTGTGGGTTCTTTCATGGGGTGTAGACCTCTCTCATAATTTCAACATTATATCAGACCAACTCAATCAATGCGGCAAAAGATAAACCCACCATTGCGGTGGGTTTGATTATTACAATTGGACTTCTTCCTCGGCACTATGGTCAATTACAAAATTAATGTATTTTACCGCATCATCTTCGCAATTGAAGTACCGAATTATCGTTTGAGCTGTATACTTCGAAACGAATATAAGGAGAATATTTTCATCCTTATAGATTGATAGTTTGATGTACCAGCCGTTTCGCTCGGCTACCATCCAGGAACGTAAATTAGCTTTTATTTCCGCTATAGAGCGGGAAAAAATCTCCGGCGATAATCTTTTTCGCATTTTTTGAAGCACTCTCTATTGATTCTGATACCATCTTTAGGTATGTAGTAGATTCAGAACCTACAGATTTCTTCATAAGTTCAACTCCGAACAATGCGGCCTGAGTATTAAAGTCGATAACGGATGTGGTGAATTCTTGTGCTTTTTTGGTGTATTCTTGTAGGGCTTGGTACATTTTTTTATCTCCTTAGACGATTCTGAAATGTTTGGTGCGGGTTTCTGCTCTTAGTCTTTTACCTTCTTGAATTGCTTCTAACAACATTGATAGGAATTCTAAAATGCCTTTCATTTGTCTCTCCGATAGTTTAGTGACCCATCTGGCATCACTAAACTATTTAGTCATTTTATGTTGCAAACGCAAATAAAGTTATTGATGGTATAAATAGGTGTAGGTCGCGGTATGTCAGTACCCACCTACTCTAACATTGCAAAGGAATGCCAGCATGAATATCTATACAAGAAATAAACCCGTTTTACCTTATGTTTATCGTTGTACCGAAAAAGATACAGGTAAATTTTACATTGGTTATCGTTACAAGAATAGACTACCAGCTTCCGAAGATTTTGGTAAACATTATTTCACCTCAAACGAATATGTTAAAAATAATTTCGATAAATTTGAATATGAAATACTTGCTGAATTTCCTGATAGGAAAAGTGCATTTGCTTTCGAAACACAATTAATTAATGAAACAAAATGTGATAATCAAATAAATGCCAACAAATACAATAAAAAACGAAAACCTTATAAAAAAACAGAAATAACATTGTATTGTTTATTTCCTGATTGTGGCAAATATATAAATTCTTCAATTAAAAGATTTTGTTGTCAAACGCACGCTTCAAGATATTCCGCTTTAAAAGGTCATGGTAAAATTTAGGTAATGTGATCCTCATACTGTATTTTTGCCAAGATATAGTCCTTGACCAGACTGGAACGGACAATATCATCTGCTGTAAACTCAATCTTGGTGAATGCCTTCATATGCATGGCAATATCAAAGAATTTCAGAATGCCTGATACATCGTTTTTCTTCTTGTTCAGGTCGGTTTGTCTATAGTCACCACACCAGATAATCTTTGAACGGTAACCAACCCGTGTCATAACTGTATCAATCTCTTCAAAGGTCATATTCTGCATCTCATCTACAATAATGATGGCATCGTCAAAAGACATGCCTCTGATAAAACTGGTACTGATGAATTCTATATGACCTTGTTCTTCTAGTCTATCCCATGAGTCCTTACGACCAAATAGAGTCTCGCATATCTGTCTGTATGGTTGTTGATAGATTTCCATCTTTTCTTCTACATCACCAGGTAGGTGACCAATCTCACGGCTTTGCACCGCAGACCTTACTACTATGATTTTGTTGAAAGGATTTCCCTTATCAAGGACTTCTTCTATTGCTTTATATAATGCACAGAATGTTTTACCTGTACCAGCCACACCATGTAGTGCGATGAAGTAGTCTTGTCTCTTGTATGCATCAAAGAATTTTCTCTGATTGTCTGTTAGTGGTGTGAATGTCTTTAAGTCATCAATCCGTATTCTTAATTGGTTGCTCGATTTACTTGTTGCTTTGATATCTACTACGGTGTTGGATTGTTTTCTGGACATTAGATTTTTCCTAGAACGTGTGATTTATGGATTTTACAGGTCACCCATGCGTTGTAGTAATGTTCACTTAGTAATGCATGGCGATTGAATATCTCAAAGGTTTCCCAATAACTACATGCTGACCTTGTTTTACAAAGGTGTAGAATCTCCCTTGTGAATATACCCTCCCCTATTTGTTTAACTTCTTCTTGCAGTTCAGTATTGGAACCCCAATAGGTAAGCCAGTCACTTGATACTCTGGACTTTTTCTTCTTACCTTTGACCTGCCTTGTTTTGGATTTGGTAAAGAATTTCTTACCAATATACTTGCGACCCGTTTGGGTGTTTGTGATGAGATATACAAAACCGAAATAGTCTTGTATATCTTCTTCTTTGAATTCTGTTGGTGTGTTATGATAAAACCAAGTCATTAATAATCTTCATCTTGTTCCACTTCTTCTTCCATTATGTATCCCGAACAGAAAGGACAGAATTTCGGATTATCTTCGCATTCTTCTATATCATATTCTATTTTATATTTTGAATCACACTCTGAGCAGTGATGCTTTAATATCATTAGGCTACTTTCCCCCACACCTCATCCCATGAACCACTCAATGCGCCTTTGGCATAGTCTGTTGCGCGGTTCTCAAAAAAGTTGGTGTGAGTAGGTGCATTAATCATTTCTTCCACCCAAGGTAGTGGATTGCGCTTGACCTTATATATGCCTTTCATGCCCAAGCCAATCAATCTACGGTCAGCAATGTAACGAATATATTTCTTTACATCTTCGGCTGTTAGACCTTCCATTGGACCAATACTGAATGCAAGGTCAATAAACTTATCTTCTAGTTCAACCATTCTCTCTGCAATAGAGTAAATGGATGATTTCAGTTCATCGTTCCATATCTCGGTGTTCTCATTGATGTATGTCTTGAATAGTTTCATCATAGATTCAGCGTGCATAGTCTCATCAACGATTGACCATGTAACGATTTGACCCATACCTTTCATCTTGCCTGTTCGTGGGAAGTTCAACAGCATAATGAATGAAGAGAATAACTGCATACCTTCGGTGAATGCACTAAACACCGCGATATGCCTTGCGGTGTTTTCTTTTGAACCATTCTTACTTGCAACATCAAGGACATAATCGTGCTTATCACGCATCTCCTGATATTCCATAAATTGGTTGTATGTTGTATCAGGTAGGCCTAGTGTTTCAATCAGGTGACTATATGCTGCGATATGTAATGCCTCACGGGCTGCAAAGCCCATCAGCATCATTCTTATTTCAGGCTGAGGGAAATAAGGCAAGTAATTATTAACATACCCGCCAGCCACATCAATATCCCCCTGAGTAAAAAACCTAAAAATATTAGTAAGGAATTGTTTTTCTTCATTTGATAGTTTATTCTTCCAGTCTTTTACATCCTCAAGCATAGGTACTTCGGTGTGCAACCAATGCGACTGTTCATGCTTCAGCCATGCATCGTATGCCCAAGGATAGTTAAATGGTTTGAAACTGTTCCGTGTATCGGTCAGTTTGATATCTGTTCTCTTAATCATTCGTCTTCCATTAATTCGTTTACAAACTCTAGCAACAACTTATGGTGTTCATAGTTATGCCAATGTTTGTTTATATATTGCCAAGGTTTTTCGTACCACCAATTCTCACTTTCAGGATG